TGAGCAGGTGGTCGCATCCTACACCGGTCCCATGCGCCAGCGGTACGAGGAGGCCAGACTCTCGTTACTGGAGGAACCCCTGGGCGATCGAGACTGGGTGCTCGATTGCTTTGTCAAGGCAGAGAAGTTGTGCGTGGTAGAGAAAGAGCCCAAGCCTCGGCTCATCTTCCCTAGGAGCCCCAGGTTTAACCTGGAGCTTGCTAGCTACCTCAAACACTTCGAGCACTGGCTTTGGGGGAACCTGAAGGGTGTCGGGCAACGGGGTGTGCGCAAGTCCCGTGTCTCTGCTAAGGGCCTAAACCAGCGTCAGCGTGCGAACCTCATCAGCCAGAAGATGGCTGGGTTTGCATCACCAGTGGTCGTGGAGGTCGACGGTAAGGCATTTGAGGCACACGTCGCTGTTGAACAGCTGCAAGCCGAGCACTCAGTTTATCTGAGGGCCTTCAAGGGTTGTCCCACCCTTGCTAGGCTGCTGGGCAAACAGTTGGTCAACCGTGGTCGAACTCCCTCAGGGTGGAAATTCAAGAGGCCAGGTGGCAGGGCGTCAGGTGACGTCAACACGGGCATGGGCAACACCATCATTATGATCGGGCTTGTTGAGGCGGTCATGCGGCTTATTTGCCGCCGCTTCGACAGCTTGGTCGATGGGGACAATGCACTCCTGTTCGTCGAGGCGGAAGACCTACCTGCTCTCCAGGGGAAGTTCCCTGGGCTGGCATTACACCACTGCGGGCATGAGATTACGATTGAGCGACCTGTGCGGGCTTTGGAGGAGGTTAGGTTTGGGCAATCCGCACCAGTGCGTTTGCCTGGTGGTTTGCAATTGGTCAGAGACTGGCGGAAGGTAATCTCTCACGCCACGTCCAGTCACAGCCATATGCACCACTCGGCTGAGGTTGCTCCTTTCCTAGCGGGCATTGCCCTATGCGAGTACTCCCTCGCACAGGGCGTGCCCATCCTCGGGAAATACTTCTACCAGTTGTTCCTCGATTGTCAGGCGAGGACTGGTAAAGTCTCCAAGGCCCAACATTACCGCGACTACATGGCCATGGGTGTTGATGTTGGGTCAGTGCTCCGGCGAGAACCGGTCTGGGTGGAACCGACGGAATCCAGTAGACTCTCTTTTGAGAGTGCCTTTGACGTGTC